GGTCACCACCACCACCACCTGGGTTGTTCTTATCACCACCTTCCTTCTCTTCTGACGGGTTGCTGTAGGTAACCTTAGCTTCCCAAATGCCTGGGCCAGCTTCAGAATATGTGATAGCAGTGATATACAGATTGTCATAGTCAGGGCTCTGATATCCAATCTCGATACCCTGCCCTTTTAAGACTTGCTCGACATGCTTTGGGTAGGCATCTAATGCGGCAACTGGAGTGGGATCATCAGTCATTATCTTGACGATGTAGGTGTCCCCACCTCGCCGGATAGTACCTTTTTTACCCTCATAAGAAGATCCACCCTCAATGGATAACATCTTCTTTCCGAGGATCTTGGAATTGCCAATACTAACTGCCATTACCCACTCCTAAAAAGCACCCATGATGATTGGGTTGTCAAGTTTCCTATCGATTGAACCTAAAAGTTCGATCTGCTTGTCTGTCGCGACTTTCTGGGCCAACCCAAGGGCCTCGACGCCAAACTCCATAGCCTTGAAGTCCATCTGGCTCGCAACCCTCTTCATGTCCTGGGATGGCTTTAGAACCATCTCTCCATCTTTTGAGAAGTCAAAATTCATGAACTCCCGAATCTCATCAAGCTTTTCATTTAACCTCTCACCAAACGCAGTGCCAACAGCATCAGCACCGAACGAATGCGAGAGATCCATCTGCTCATTAAATTCCTTCTGGAAGTCCTCCCGGATAGCCTTGGCAGCGTCTCGGGCTTCAGCGGATTTTTGTGCCCACTCCTTAAACCCAATGCCCCTGAAAAACTTTTCTTGAGCGGAAAGCACTCCCTCCATCACCCTTGCATACATGCCACCAAATAAAGCAACACCAGCTTTGGCTCCATGCCACAAAGACATAAGACCCGAGATCACACGCTGTGCCCCTCGAAGAAGGAACTTCAAAACCGCGATAACACCCTCTGTGACTGTCGCTATTGCATCTCCAAACCCTTGGAAACCCTCGGCACCACCAAGTAGTGTATGAGTAAAAGCAATAAACCAAGTGATTGCATCTTGCAGGACGGGAGCAACCCTGGCGGCTATCTGTTGGAAAAGACCCATAAAGAACCGCTTCGCCATATTCAATGTATCCATGAATTTTGCGATTGCCGATCCTGCATCATCATCGAGAATAATACCCAACGCTCGAGCTTGATTTCCGTAGGCCCTAATCCCATCAGCACCCTGCATGAGCAGAGGCATCATCTCTCTAGCACCTTCACCCATCAACCTCTCGGCCAGGGCGAGTGCTTCTCCTTTATCAGCTGTATTGGCAACAGCATCTGCAATGACCTCAAACTTTTCTTCTGGAGACATCCCAGCGAAGTCTTCCGCCTCCATGCCAATCCAGTTTAATGCTTCCTTGAACTCACCACCTTTCAACGTGGCCAGTGCAAGGTTCCGCTGCATGTGCTGCAACGTCCTGATCATGGCATCTTGACTGGCCCCAGACTGTTCAGCAGCAAATGAGAGTGCCTGCATGTTCCTAAACGCAACACCAGATCCTTGTGCCGCCTTGACAAGCTGGTCAGCAGCCTCGGCTGATCTGTACAATGCACCTCCGAGAGTATTAATAACCCATAAAGCATTTCTAACAACTCGAATCGCAAAGTGAATCTTCGACAAGCCTTTACCAAGCTTGGTCAATCCACCCGCACCTGAGTCCCCAGCCTTTTTGGCCTCATCACCTACCTTCTTAATACCTCTTGCTGCCCGTCTTGCAGAGTCAGCCGTCTCATCAAGCTCGTCATCAATCTTATCAATGTGGTCAGCATAATGGCCAGTTTTAGCCAGCTCCTTTTGCAACATGTCTATAGCTTCGGCGGCACGCTTACCTTCAGCTGTAAACGTCTTTAAATCTTTAACATCTATTTTAACCCCGAAAGCATCACCAATAGTTTTAGCGAGCTTCTTAAATGCTCTAAGATCCTTTTCGATATCTTCAAGCTCTCGCTCGACGACATCAGCACCCTCAAGGTGGAGTTCAATAAAGGCACCACCTGCGTAAGCAGCTGCACTCATTTTTTAGCCCTGCCTTTCCAGCCTCTAACCTTGCCAGACATCCCACCTGGGCGGAATCTCTCTTGTAGGATTGATGCAAATTCTTTACCAGCTCTAGGTGTTACGTATGAAGCCGCTACACTTAAAACTGGACGATGGGTAAATTTATCTCTTGCCTTTACAATTGTCCCCTCCACAGCATAAGCAAAATGTCGGGCAATCTGTGGGTTGAAAATAACCTTATCTGGTTTTCTCCCCTTTCTCTTTCCCTTAATACGCTTAAAACGTGGGCCAGACTCCGGAAGCCAAACCCACCAGCTTCTGGTCATCCCACCATACTCAAGAGTTTGAGTGGCTCGACTACCTCGGCCATCACCCATGAAGTGACTCGCAATGGTATAATCACCGCTAGTTGCAAAGTGAGGCTGTTTCGCATAACGAAGGCCAAATTCAGAATCCGGAACACGCGAGATAGGTGGTTTCCCTTCAGGTCTCGTTTTTCTAAACTTCCTAACTCTTCCTCTCGGAGTCAAAGTTCCAGCAACACTTGGTTTCCCAATTAGGTTCCTGCCTTTGACCCGCATGTTATCACCCCAAACATTTTTTCCAAAGTCATCCCACACCTTTTTGACTTCTCGTTCAATCACTTTCGGTGGGACCATCGCTGTTTTTATTTTTGGTTTTAGTCGGAGTGTCACCAGTTAAGACCTTTATGAAGGTGTCGATTGTTCGTCCAGAGAGTGGAACAGAGATTGTACTTCGTCGATGGTCAATTCCTTGCCCCCGAGCTGTTCTACTCGCTCCTTCAAGCTCTGGATTTCTTCCATATGCAAGCTCTCTAAGTTGCCAAAAGGCGAAAGGCCGAGGATCAACTCCTGCAACTCCTGCGATCCGATAGATTCTTTCCCGGAGACAATATCCAGAATCGTCTTCTCGATCTGATTCAGGGCTTTCGCTGCTGCCCATGTCTGTGTCAGAGCCTCCCCTCTTCCGGGCAGAAGGGCTGAGAAAAAATCCGACAAGGCACCCATAAACTCATCCATTGCAGCCTTCAAAGTTGGGCCGTCCAGACTTCTTCCGAAGTCTCGTGGCTCCACACCTTGCTTCTCAGCTTGGTCCGCTATAGCCAACCATAGCATCGCAACATGATCTCGAGGATGTAGTGATATACTCGTCGGATCATTGAAAAGATCATCTCCAAGTTCATCGCAAATATCATCCAAGATGCCGACAGTGATAGATATCTTCCACTGTCGACCCTTGGTATCTCTAAAGCTTCTCATTTATCCCCTCCCAAGGTTAAAACTACGGAGTCGATTTTGTGTAAATGGCCGGTGCTGCGTCATCATTCGCAACAGGCCTCAACTCAACATCAGACCACATAGCCTCTCCCAAGGTTTCGTCCCTGGAAAAGTTACTGACCATGCATGTCATGCGAACACCCTTGATCGTACTCCCAGACGGCGGTGGCTCAGGGCCATCAACACAAAGGATCTCGATAGGTGTGTTATTTTCATATGCAGCTAGAATTTCATCATAACCATCAGCTGCTTGATCCCAGAGCATCTTGAATGAAACATTCACATCCTTCAGACCGTCTGCATACTCTCGATAGCCTGCTGCTGATCGAGTTGTTACATCAGTCGTTTCCTTAGTCAGATTCAAGGTGACATCCTTGATCTGAGTTAGCTCCGTCCAAGTGGGCGATGCGTAGGTTCCACCGTCATTGAAATAGAGCTTGCCGTCTTGTCCCAATACAAACGCCATTAAACCATTTTCCTTATAGTAGCAGTGATGACCACTGCGAAGTCAGAGTCGTTGTAAAGTCTGCCTCCGTCGTATGCACCTTCGGAGGAGATTTCCACAATTGATGTTTCTGCTGTTGTGATCTGAGCAATTATTTCGTCCACGAGGTCCAACATGCCGTCAACGTCCGATGTATTAGCCGACCCAGTTGGGACGGTAACACCTTTCCTGACATAGACAGAAACTCGAACTGTAGTCCAGTTAAGGCGACCGCGTGTGTCGACAGTTCGGTCATAAGATTCAGGCCAAACAAAAACCCCCAATGACCTGTCATCGAGGGTTAATGCTGGTCTGTAGTTCTTTTGTGCTGTGAACGATTGTGAGTACGAGCCTGCGTTTATTGCAGTCACTACAGCGTCGACAGAGTCTTTAATGATACCCACTAGATCTCCTTCGTATGAATCCGAATAGAGGAACGCGAGTTATCAGTCCACCCCCACCCAGCTGTTTGTTCTGTACCATCAGGCAAAACGGTATAGGTGGTTCCGTTGTAAGTAATCGTATCACCCCTGCCAGGGAAGATCGTAGTTCCGTTGTATCTCATCTCAGACAGTCTGACTATGAAATCAACAGTCGTCTCCTCAAGCGAGTTCCCAGCGTAGTCAGTATCCTCTCGGACAGAACGTCCAAGGGTCGCCTGGATTCTCCATGACGACCCAGTGGACAAATCTGTGTAGGTAACTCTTGAACCTAATACAGCCTCAGAACCTAACAACATCGCTTTGATGAGGTCAGGCAACAAGGTCATTATACAACCACTGCTTCCGTGTTAAGAATAGCATCGGTCACAACAATCGGAATACCATCAAGTGTGGCCGAAGGGAAGGGAGCGGGTTGACCAGTTGGCGAGTAGGTCGTTCTCGATTCTCGCAGTTGACGCAATGATTGTCGGTTCATGACAATCACATCAAATGGAGCCTGCCCAACCGGTTTGTTAGCAATCAGGGTTGCCAATGCATCATCATCCAACGTAGCAGTTGCATCGACATTGCAAAGTCGATGAATGCTGTGGATGCTACCATTCTTCATTCCGCAGTAGCCAGCAATCTCGTGAGCGTATGCCCAGAATTGCAAAGCACCCGAGGAGGTTTCCTTGACCATCATTCGCTCGGAAACGGTAAGCTCACCACCTTCGCCCCAGAGCAACTCAAATCCATTCTCGCCAAAGGTAATACCGTAAACAGAGGTCTGAGCATTAGCAGCAACACCGCCGTTGCTAATAACCTGGGAGTCAGCAATGGCATTCAAACTTCCGATTCCAGGAAGACCTTCAAAGCCACCAGCAATACCACCTCCGGTCGTAGCTGGGTTGGTGGAGTTGCCTTGGAAGATGTTGTTCTCAACAGTAACCATAGCGGCTCGAAGAGCAGCGAGGGCCTCAAGACCAATCGCATGATCAACGCCACGCTCGTCAACTTTGGCAACTGCGGTATCGATGGAGAAGCTGGCATCCAAGTATTTCAGAGCCAAGCTGACTTCTTCGTATCCGCTCGGAGTATTATCCACACCAACATTCGGGGCACGGAACGTGGCCGAAGGTGCGGTGATCAATTTAGTATATTTGAAGTTGTCAGAAGCAACTGATCGAGCGGCTGCAACTCCAAGGAATGGGGTGGCCTCGAGTACGTCGCGAATGACGACATCAAGATCCTTACGGTTCAACTTCAAAACTTCAGCAGTCGTTTGAAAACTCATTTAAATCATCCTATAGAAAGTTTAATTAGTTATTTAGAGAAGAGGCTTGCCCAGCGAATTTCTTTATCGCTCCAGCCTTGCTCTTTCTTTTGAGCAATAAACTCTTGGTGACGCATTTCAGCTTCGGACAGCTGTACATCAGCGTTCGCAGCAGCTGGAGATTCTTCTCCCAACCCAGCTGAGAATGCTTCAACCTGGGCCTTAGCTTCAGCTAGCTCTGCACGCAATGCTTCATTCTCTTTGTTGACTGAATGAAGATATTCTGCAAAGCACTCATTCAGAGGCTTTCCACGCAAGTACCAGACAGCACCCTGCTCACCGAAGGCTTCAATGTAAGCTTCGTACTCAGGAAGTGGCTTTTGGCTTTGTTCAACCTTCTCCCCGTCTTCCTCATCTTCTTCCATCTTATCTTCGTCTTCGTCCTCGGAGGCTTCTTCGTCCTTTACATCCTCCTCATACTCATCCTTCTTCTCATCTTCCTCAAAGACAACTTGATCTTTTTTCTCTTCATCAAGAAGGCCTTCGAGCTTCTCTTCAATAGTCATACTTTCCTCGTTTTCTGCGGAAAACAAACCACCGCGAGTTGCATTAGGTTCGCCCACAAAATCTACGGAGTAAAGACGCTTGATCCTGACCGGCAGTAGACCATCCACTGCCTCTACTTCAGGGTCCATCATAAATGCGATTGATAACCCCAACGCTTCAGGGTCTTCCATGGCGAGTGACATGATATAGTCATAAGCATTGAAGGGAGCCAACTTCGCAGCTTTAACTAAATTGATGTCACAACGAACACAGTTCTCCTGTCCGCGACGGTAGAAATTAACCGCACGACCAAGGTGATTTCCCAGGGACTCTTGAGTGTGGGTAAACCTTACCTTGATTCCATTATTCGGACGGTTCCCGAAGGCCACCACTGCCGATAATGTTTCTTCATCCACAACAAAAGGGCGATGATCATTGACGCGACCAAGCTCAATAACTTTGGCACCATAAATCACACCCTTGTCAAAATCGATCTTGCTTTCATTGTCCAACCCAATGGCATTAAACTTCGTCAGCTCGTCGATCTTGGTCTTCATCGTCTCTGTCATCGTCATCAACTTCCTCTTCAATTTCCCTGTTCTTTACCCCAGAGCTGCCGCTAACTGGAGAGGTTTGTTTTAAACCAAGCTCTGCAAGATAGTCTTCTTCTTCCTTAAGCTTGTCAGCAACTTGTGTTTTCCAATCATCACCGAAGTGGGTAAGTCTAACTTCTGATCTAGTTTTAAGCCCCGCTGCAATCAGATCGATATCAGCTTGGGCCTCGGCTCTCGGATCAAACCAAGGCACTCCGGCTGGAATCCACTTCCAACGGATGTCTCCAAACTCTACTCCGGCGGGAAGCTTAATTTTCCCTTCCTTGATCCACCTTAAAAACCAAAACTCGGTAATTGAATTAAGGACTCGGACAACGTCAGCTCTTTTTGATTCACAAGACTTGATATACTGAGTCATCGCAATTCGAGAGCCACTGTAGTTAGTGAACGACTCATCTGCAATTGACCATGGGATGTCAAGAGCTTTAAGTCCCATCTGCAAGGCTAGAGTGATATAGTCTTGAAATTCAGTGCTTGGAGTTTTTGATTCCAAGAAGTCAGCTTTATCTCCATCCTCAAGGTCTAGCACCAACGGACCTGTGCCAAAATCGATAGAGTCAAACTGACCTTCTTTGTCACACTCATCATCATAAGCATCTGACCCAGTTAAGTAGTCAGTCTTGTCTCTTGAAATCGATAGTGCAAAATACTGGCTGACCTTTGCCTTTAGTCTTGCGAATTCTGACATTTCATCGACATCATGCATTGTGTCGATTGCAGCAATCAGCGGGGAGTAGCCTCGAGTTTGAGACATCTTATCGAAATAGCCGAAGTGAATCATGTTTCTCGCAGGAATCACTCGATCGAATTGATATCTGTCATCAATTGTTTTGTGCCACAACCTATAGCCTATGGCCTTCCCAGCTTTGTTCTGGATAACTCCGTGTGTGGCCCAC